TCGCGGCAGCCTCCGATATGGTGACAGATTATTTGAGCGCTTTTGGAATGGAAGCGCAACAATCTTCATATTTTGCCGACATGCTGACATACGCCCAAAACAATAGCAATACGACCGCAGAGGCGCTTGGAGAAGCCTATAAAAACTGTGCGGCGAATCTCAACGCGGCTGGTCAAGATGTAGAGACGACCACATCGTTGCTCGCAATGATGGCAAATCAGGGCCTTAAAGGCTCGGAAGCGGGTACGGCGCTCAATGCAGTCATGCGTGATATGACAGCAAAGATGGAAACTGGGGCAATCGCCATCGGGAACACCTCGGTCCAAGTCATGGACGCTAATGGCAACTATCGCGACATGACCGATATCCTCAAAGATGTAGAGAATGCCACGAATGGTATGGGAGATGCCGAAAAAGCCGCGGCATTATCCACTACCTTCACGGCAGACTCCATTAAAGGTCTCAACCTAATCATGAATGCTGGGGTAGGTGAAGCGGCCGCATTTGAGGAGCAGCTACGGAACTCCGGTGGAACCGCCGCGCAGACAGCCGAAGTTATGAACAATAACCTTGAGGGCGCGTTGAAAACGCTTAACTCTAACTACGAAGAGGTAGCTATAACGGCTTACGATCAGTTCTTGCCATCGCTCACACAAGGTGTGACCGGTGTCAACGGGTTTGTTTCGGCTATCGGTGCTGCCCTAAGCGGCGGCAACCCTGCGGAAGATATAGCTAAGTTTGTGTTGAACTTCGGCCAGGCACTTGTCAACGGCTTCTCGCAGATTGGGACAGTAATCGGTCAGGTAGTCCCTGTCATTTTGCAAGCAGTCGTCGGTATTTTGCCAGCTCTGCTACAAGGTCTTATCTTGGGCGCAGTCAATGTTATACAGGGGCTAGCCGCGGCACTGCCCAACATCTTATCTTCACTCACGACGGCGCTAATTGGCATCGTAGATATTATTACAAACCCAGATATGCTTAACATGGTACTACAGGCTGGCATATCACTACTGATGGCTTTAGTGAACTCGATCCCAGTCGTTATCCCGCAGCTGGTGGCCGCTTTGCCTCAGATAATTAATAATATTCTTACTTTCTTTCTTGCTAATATGCCAATGATTCTGAATGGGGCAATCCAGCTATTCACAGCGTTAATCCAAGCCTTGCCAGTGATTATACAGGCTTTAGCTACGGCTTTGCCAACGGTTATCAATGCAATTATATCTTTCTTGACTGATGGCAATACTATTAATTTGATGCTTAATGCTGCTATTACCGTATTTTACGCGCTTATCGATGCTCTGCCTCAAATTATAGAGGCATTAGCGTCAGCTCTACCCTCTATCATTACTAGCATTATAGAATTTCTAACCAGTCCCGCTACTATCATGATGCTTTTACAGGCGGCTATTACTCTTTTCTTCGCTCTTGTCCAAGCTGTACCGCAGATTCTAGGTGCTCTCATTGGGGCGTTCGGCTCGCTCGTCGGTTCACTCTGGGAGAGCATCAAGGGTATGTTCGGCGCGTTTGCGAGCAACTTTGGTGAGTTTATCGGTGGAATTTTCAAGGGCGCAATCAACGGGCTGCTTGCCTTCATTGAGAATATGATTAACACGCCAATTAACCTCTTGAACGGCTTCATTGACGGCATTAACTCGGTATTTGGTGTCGTCGGCGTTAGCCTAGGGCATATTGACCTTGTGGCTCTTCCCCGCATGGAACATGGTGGTATTGTGCCTGGCACCTCATATGCGGGCGACCATAAGCAAATCCGCGCCAACTCGGGTGAGATGATTATTACGCGTAGCCAACAAACCGACCTCTGGAATTTCATCCAGGGTAGTCTTGGAACGGATGAAGCGGAAGGTGAAGAGGGCGGTCATCACGATATCATTGTCAACCAGACTCTCGAGATTAACGATCGCCTTGACATCCATGCAGTAGGTAATGCACTAATACGAGAAATGAGGAGGATATAATGAGCGCAGTTGGTAGTGTAGAACAACAAAATTGGATCGTGGCGTTGTTTATTAGAGACGATGGTCAACGCTTAATTCTTGGGGACGGAGCTTTTGAGTTCAAGGAAGGGCAGCAGCATTTCGCCGCGGACGATCTCAGCAATACTGTCATCGATGTTCAGGGTGGAGATGGGTCGTTGCTCTCTGGTCAGGTAAGGCGTGCTAGTGTTCAAAGTTTTGACGGTTATATCGGCGACGCAGGATGCTCCAAAGTACAAATTGAAGCTTATCGGCGGCAATTCCTCACTTTTTTCCGTCCAAACCACCTCTACGAAACAGTCTATGTTTTTACGGACGGCAGTGCGGTTAAACGACAGCGTGGATTCCTCGTTGAGATGCCAAGCGTACAAGAACTTTGGCAAATTTATCCAGAATACCATGTCGGGATGAGCTATGAAGACGTCAATTATTACAACTATATTGAGGGACCAGACGGCTCAGAGATTTATGGTCAGCTGGCTATTATCCCTCCGGCTACCAATACGATTGGCGGGTTCGTCTGGGATGAAGTCGGGCTAGTGTGGGACAACGTGGGAGCAGTCTGCGATGGTGGAGCAGTTGGGAACACGATTATTTTGAACAACGGAACGAGCCCAATCTATCCAATTATCACCTTTGTCGGGCCGACGGCTGAACCGAAGCTTGAGAATCTTGCAACCGGTGAATCTATCCAAATCACGGGGAAGGGCATACCACCACGATACGATGAATTTTCAATTGCGGCAGGCCAAAAGATTGTCATCGATACGCTAAACCAAACTGCCACCTATTATCCAAACCCGGATGAGCCCGAGCGTGGGCAGAATATCCTCACTTATCTTAAAGGTGACTGGCTAACGCTTACTCCGGGGCGGAACGAACTCGTATATAGCACATCAAATCAAAATGCCGTTCCTATGCGGTTAGAATGGCCGGAGATCGCATGGTAGCAGGGTTTCAAGCAGCTGAGTACAAGGTCGAGCTCCGATTAAATGGGAAACTGGTCGGGAACATTCGAAGACTGGCGACTGGACTTACATGGGTAAAGCGGCGAACGAGGGTCGGAGTGGACTCTATCAGTTTCACAGTCAACGACCATCTTTTCGCACAGTGGTGCGACGCGAGGCAAATTCCGCTAATCGACATTCTTAAGCCTTTGAATCTTGACTGTCGGATTGTCCGGAACGGGGTTATGCTGGTCGGAGGCTATCTTGCCGCTATGCCAGCCTATCAACCGGACGGGGCGAGCGCGAACTTGACATTACAGTTCGATGGATATTTTAACTATCTAGCTGGTGTGTATATTCACCCTCAACCGACGGAGACGAGACCGCTTAACCAAATGATCGTGGGCTGGGTTACTCAAGCCAATGATCGCTCCGCTCAGTATGGTAATGGTTTCGGTTTCCGCGCTAATAGAATTAGTGAGCTAAGTAGCGTAACGCAGAGCTATGAGGATTATAAAGAAATCAAATCATACATTACTGACCGGTGTGACAATAAAAGTGGGGCGGGCGAATTTGAGTTTTACGTTTCTCCGGAACGGCAATACAGTATTATTCCTGATAGTGAGTTTGGACAGGACCGGAGTAAGGATTACACGATTCAGTATCCAGCACAGATTAACGTTGTTTCAGCGACGCAGTTTTCTGCTCCTGAAGTCAACGGTTTCGCTTCAGTGGTCATTGGCGTTGGCGATGGTGAAACTTCCGGAGACGAAAGCCAGAATACAGCAATTACCAGTATTCAAGTCGATGAAGAAGCAGTTAAGGAATATGGCTATGCCGAAACCGTTCTCTCTCAGTCTAGCGTTAGTGTCCAGGCATCCCTCGACGCTAATACGGCAGCTGAACTACGCAACCGTTCAAGCATGAAATGGATGCCAGAAATCGAGCTATCAGGTAGACAGATTCACCCGTATCCGAATCCTATATTAAACGATCCAACTTCGGATGGGCCCGAAGACCGAGAGAGCGGCCCAGCAATTTGGATTGGAGACAGGATTGCTATTCAAAACAATGCTGACTTGACTGGTATGACTTCGGGGGTATATCGCGTTGAGGCACTGGAGGTTAGCGTCGACGGGTCGGGAGCGGAATCAATCAAACCGTCGATGGTACAGGATGGTGCAGCGCTAAATGCCTATTCATTCGCTCAAGAGTTTGTGCGAATCCGGCGAGAACTGCTGGCTTTACGTAGTGTAAAGAGGAGAGGTGTGATATAATGAAGATGTTCACCATATATTTTAGGACTTTTTAATCCTTGAGATGGGTCAATGTTTTTACCTTAGGGTTAAGCCTAGGATATGTGGTGAACAAGCATATTATATTAAACATTGGCCCATTTTTGATTGGGTGAGGAGAATACATGGCTAATACTGCCAATCATATTACTAAAAGTAAACCCTCTACGTCGGAGAGTAAGTCGTTTTATAAAAAATGGTGGTTCTGGGTAATCATAGCTTTCGTCGTCATCGCTACTATAGCAGGAGCGGATGGCAGACGGCAGGATGAGGAGAGGACCGAAGAGGGAGCCGACAGTGCTGCCGTGCAGGAAAACGACAGCACTGTGACCGACCCTGAAATTGATAAAATCAGCTTTTCCGTTTCCAAAGTGCGTAACGATACTACTGGCAACTGGCGTGTGTCCGTAATCTCTGAGCCTATCGTCATGGGCGACCATGCAGTCGCATATTTCCAGAAATATATTAAGGATGATAACGAGATTCATGCCATCGTGAACTTCAATAAAAATACCACTACAAAAATCATGAAGGGCGCAATGGGAATCACAGTCACTACTTATGAATACGTAGAAGACGAAGAACATGACGCTAAAAAGTTATTCAGTGGCAAAATGCTTACAGAGAAGTATTACGACTCTAAGACTGGGGAAGAGATAAAGATCTAGACGATCATGTCGAAATTTTGGGAACAAGAGAAGGAGAAAACCCGCGACTCTCTCAACAACCTGTTGAGAGGCTTTAGGAGAGTAGAGTCTAAAGAAACAGGTATGAGTCCGGGTTTCTCCGTGGAGGGGGAAATAGTACAAGATATCCCTGAAGTCGAAGGCGCCGATACCTTGGCCAGCACCGAAATGCTTCAACGCATACACAAAATGCAAATAGATATCGTTAATATCAAGAAAACATACAAGCTACCCCGCAATATTGAAGGCAACCGTTTAACTTATAATGAGATTTTTCCGGACCGAGATGATAGGCATTGTCCAAAGTGCGCTCATGATTTCGGTAAATGTCTCCAAAGAGCAAAACGCTGCCCCAGCTGCAATACTTATCTTCATGTACGCTACGGCCACCTTCTGATGGATGACGATGACGCTTTTTATCTACGGCAAATTAGGCTTGCGACGTTATGTTGGGCTTATGCAGTGCCAGACGGGCCACAGCTTCGAAGTATAGAAAGTGCCGTCAAATGGGGGCATGACGAACTAGCGGACGAAAACATAAAAAGATTCTATGAAGAAATTGCGAGAATAATATAGTGTCTATATACCGTCCTTCGGGGCGGTTTTTTGATGATTTTTTTGACATCGGCAGCGATGGATAATTACACTGCTCTCATAAAATTAAACAGGAGCAGTTATGGCTTATACTATCTCTAAAAAAGAACCAGTCAGTTTTGGTGGATTGGAATTGATGCCCGAGGTCAACGCAGAGAAGCGGCTACGGCTAGAGGGACTAAAAATCACGGAGGATAACCTCGATGAGGCCCGAGCTTTGCTCGCGAGCTGTTTCGGCGAACATCAGGCGGAAGTTTCCGAGTTCATGGCTGCTAATATGTTTATGCGCGACTACCTCGAGTTACAGGTCTTCCTCCTCCAAGGTTCAAAAGGTCTGGATGCCTACCGCTCGCGCGTCGAAAAAATGTTGGACGAAAAAATGCACGACGCCATGAAAGATTTGGGGGCAAAAAATGCCTAAACCCACCCTTCTCCTCGTCTTCCAGGACTGCTACGATTGCGGCGCACACAAAGCGTGGCACGACGGCGTGCGTGAAGCCGCAGCTAAGAATAAAGTCCTCATCTGCTACGTACCGCATACCCTAAGCGAAGCCAAGGAACTTATTCTCGAAGCTCACAAACAAGGCGTCGAAGTACCGTTCCTTACCGATGGTAAGCGCTATAGTCGTACACTAGAAGATTTAGTAAAAACTACAGCAAAAATGTCCGAAAAACACTCAAGCAAAGAGGTAAAGCATGGGGATAATCCAGAGACTGCGGGATAGAAAGCCAAAGAGCCAGCAGGTCGCGATTCAGGAAGTCTCTGGTCTGCGCTATCATTCTCCGCTCTGTTCGAGCGCGGAGAATGTCTTTGCGCAGCTCCGACCACTGGTCGACGAGCTTAAAATGGTTCAGCCATACGGCGTCGGCAAACAGGGCGCAAGATTACCTATCGCTCGCACGCCAGAGCTTGCTGCCCTTGCCGACCCAAACGAAGAGATGGGCTGGGCGGAGTTTGCTGACCTCGCGTTTTCTACCTGGCTGACGGAAAAGGAGCTCAATATCCACGTCTGGAAAAATCAGCGCGGAAAAATCTACGGCTACACCATCCTGCCCGTTGGCTCGCGCCATGTCGTCGGTGGACGGACTTACTTCACAACGACGCTAGAAACTGGAGAGATGATCGAACTGTCGCACGACGAAGTGATGACGCTGCGTTTCTCACGCAATCCACGCAATATCGACGAAGGTATCTCGCCCGGTATTGCGTCACTCGTCTGGTCGCAAATTGATGACGTGCTCGCGCAGTATCAGCTCGGGCATTTCGAGAATGGCGCTGTACCGGCCTATATCACGATTATTCGAGCCAGTACACGCGAGAAATATCTCGAGAAGCGCAAAGAGTTGCAAAATGGTTTCCACGGTGCCAAAAATAAAGGCAAGACTTTGTATCTTTGGCGACAATTTCTCGATGATGGATCCGAGCGTGATGAGGTTGAGGTAAAGACGATTCAAGGCAGCAATGCGTCCCTCGCCATCAAAGACATTATGTCGATCGTCAACGACAAGCTCAACAAGGCGTTCGGGGTGTCGAACTTCATCCTCGGAGACGATTCGAGCGCTAAGTATGACAACGCCGAGCTCTCACAGCAGCAATTCCTCAGTCACCGCGTCTACCCGGCTCTGTTTTGTTTCTGGGATCAATTCCAGCATGAGCTAGACCGTATTACGGGTGGGCTTGGCTACTCCATTGAGTTTGAGCTGGAGATTCCGGAGCTCACCAATCGCGCGAAGGCTAAGGCGGAAACCGAGAAGATTCGTGCCGAGAAAAACAAGGTTAATGCAGAAATCAAGAAGGCTGAAGTCGAGACGGAAAACGCCGTCGCGACTATGAAACTGCAGAAGCAGAAAAACGACGCAGAGACTAAAGTTATTATTACCAATAATCTCATCACGCTAATTGACTCCGGCGCTACCCCAGATCATATCGTGAGTATGCTAGGTCTAGCTGATGAGTGGCTGGCTGTGGCACAAGATATTTATAACGCCAAGCATAGTAACTCGACCGAAACACCGGAAACTATAATCCAAGAAACCCAAGATACTCATGCGCATTCTCATGATTCAGCCTGTAGCTGCGGTCATACCCACGATGACTTGCCACAATTCTCTCCCGACGAAATCATCGAACGCGGGATCTATGATGAACTCATAGCACTCTCTGAAGCCCTAGTTGATGACGGGCTTGGCGAGCAGCTAGGTCTGAGTGACGAGGAGACGCAGGCGCTCGTCAGTCGTATTGTCGATAAGCTGACCGATGTTGCGGAGAAAGGTGTCGAAGAATCGCAACGCCAAGCCTTGAACTCTGTGCAATCCCTGGCCTGGAAGAAACCTGTAGGAAGCATAGGCGGCAAACCGGTCAAAGACAAAGAGGAATTGGTCGAGGCTATGGAAGAGGAACGGAAGTCGACCGACCGCAAAACTGCCGAGGACTTAGTCAAAGACAAACTAGAGACCCGGGTCGAAGAGATCGTAAAGAACTATAGCGACGAAGTGCAGGACATTATCCGAGATATACTCAATACTTCCGGAGAGGCGAAGAGCGCGTCGCAGATTAAGCAGGATCTCATGGCGCACTTACCGAAGGCTCGTGCGGAGATGATTGCACGCAACGAAACCGTGCATGCTTTCCGACTGGCTAAACTCGAGGAGGCACGAGCACAGGCGAAGAAATATGGTCTCAAAATGCGAAAGGTCTGGCAAGCTCATCCAGGCGGATGTCCGATTTGTGAAAAGATGAATGGCGTCACGGTCGATATCAGCGAGGCTTTCCCAGCTGAGCAAGTCGACAAAGACGGTCAAGTCTATGCTTACGACCATAATATCTATAACGAGGATGGCGACACGCCTAACGCTCACGTCAATTGCCGTTGCTCGTTCTTCGTGGAGGTGGTCGATGATTAAAATCAGATGTCCGAACTGCGGTCGTATTATCGGAGACACTAAAACTAGCCTTGATTGCAACTTTAACTGCCGCGGCTGTAAACATACCGTACATATCAAAGTCTCAGTAGCAGAGACAACCGATTATTTTAAATATAAAGGGAAGGAGAAAACATGACAAATCCAGGAAACGCACTCGGTACTAACGGTGCTTATGGAGGCAGGACTAGTGTTAATGCGTTCAACGATGTGCTCACAGGATTCCTACAGTCGATTGGAGTTGGTAACAGAAGTGGGATAATTTCCGGCTGGGGTGTAAGCGTCAATGATAGCGGGCAGCTTGTTTTGGGTGGGGAAAGTTCTGTTAGAGATGTTGCAGTAGCACTCGATGGGAGTGGTAACGCGACAACGCTTAACAATATATCTGGGCAACCAATTACGGTTACCTTGCCGGCAGCGCCTGCCGTTGGTACACGTACAGATTATGTTATCGGATATGTTCAGAATCCGCCCGAGGGCAATGCCACGACGCCAGATAATCCGGAAGCATGCGGTCTTACTGTCTTGGCATATACTGGGAATAGAACGCCAACGGATAGCGATATTCGGGCGGCAATTACGCAAGATGGGGGAGCAGGCACGACGGCATATTATGTCGTATTAGCGCAGGCAGAGCGGAGAGCAAATGAGACCGTAATCGGCTTGTATGGCCCTGGTAAAAATTTGGGGATTAACCAAATAGCTGCTAAGTTCCCCGTCACGACAGCCGATATCGCCGATAACTCTGTTACATCGCAAAATATAGATTGGTCGACAATGTCAGTCGTCGCCGACCCGACTACTGTGACTAATCTTGCAGTCAATACGATGACAACGATTCAGAGCCTAACAATATCGGCTGGAAAATGGAAGATATCAGGTCAATTCAATGGTGCAAGCGAGCAAACTCAAACTTATCAAGCCAACATTGCTCTGTTCAAAGATGGAACACAATTTTCTCACCTGGAAGTTAGCGGCTCCGGAGCAAGCACCTCTGCAGGGATGAAACTGCCAATAGCCGCATCAGTGATAGGAGTCGTAGAAGCAACCGTACCGTCAAAGATAGATTTGCGGGCTAAAATTTACGACCATTCACTAAAAGAGGTCTACAAACAATCCTGCTGGCTCATCGCTGAGAGGATTGGATAATTTATCAAGAAAGAGGAAAGAGGAAAATATGAAACAGAATTTTAATCTTAAAAACCTAAACTGGAAAAGTGCTGCAATTGCGGTGGCGACGCTCATTCTCGGCCTCCTTGCCGGTTCCGGCATCGGACTTAACATCGCGCCAGACGGCAACGTTACCGTCGAAACCGACTACGCCATCGAACTCGCCGATGAGCAGGTGCCGACGTTGGTCGAAAATGCGGAGGGCGAAGTCGAAGAAATCTCCGCGCCGACCGTGGAGTCGATTGACTCCAAACAGACTATCGAAGAGGGCGAGCTGGATTTCGGGCGAGGCGAATATCACGATATTTCCAGCCCCGACGCCTACAAAAACGCTGTGCTGGGAAAATGTATCGACCTTGACGGTAAATACGGCGCACAATGCGCTGACCTCTTCGCGGATTTCCATTATCAATATACGGGCCGTTGGCTCTCGACGAACAGCACCGGCGCGGCATACGGACTTTGGGATGCTGGGGATTACAATGCCGGCGAAGATTATGAGCTGGTCACGGAAGCGACGCAGATTCAGCCCGGAGATTGGCTGATTTTTGGCGGAGGCCAGTATGGACACGTCGGTATGGCGCTCGGCTATTATAACAACGGTTACATTGCCCTGCTCGGCGAGAATCAGGGCGGTGGAGCTTGTAATGGGGGCGGTTCTGCAGCTAATATTATCAATATGTCGCTCAAAACGTTTCGTGGCGCTTTCCGACCAAAGATGTATGTCAAGCCCGCTCCAGCTCCCGAACCCGAACCGCAACCCGAGATTCCAATCAGTGGCTGCGTAAAGTGGCATGTCGAGCATGGCGACACGATGTCCAAAATCATGCTCGTATGCGAAAACACGGTACAATATGGCGAGGCAATGGATGCTTACGCGAAGACTTGGTACAGTCTTGTCGTGAAGCCCGGTCAAAGCGTCTATGACGGCTGGACGAGCGGTACAGGCTATGGATTATATGCTAACGATGATATTGAGCATCGGGTGGGGCGGTAGATGGACTGGACGCAGGTTATTTGCACAGCGGTCACGGTACTCGGCACGCTTGGCGTCGCGTATATTACTTATGGTATGAAGCGTGACGCCAAACAGTCCAACGATGATGTTGGAGCGGAGGTCAAACGGCTTGCGGCGAAAGTCGACGGCCAATCCGCCCAGCTCGGCAAGATGCGCAATGAGTTGTCGCAAAATAATTTGCAGACTGCCCGCGTCGACCTCTATCAAGCTATCACTCATACTCCGCACGAGCACAAAGCAATTCTCGACCTCGCATGGCATTATTTCGTCGAGCTGGGTGGGGATTCATGGATGAGCGGTGAGTTCGCAAAATGGGCGGAGCGAGAGAAGGTCGACATTTCTCACATTACAGAGCAGACGGCGCACCTCGGGAGAAAGGCTTAAACCTCTTGTTTTAGTAGTCCGTAGAGTACGGATTTACAAATTTTTGTATTTTACAGGCTTAATTTTTGGCTTCCTGAGGTCAGGAAGCCAATTTTCGTGGCTTCTGCCCGTATTTCTTGATTCGCGCTTCAACCGCTTTTTTTGCACGTGCAGAGCGCTCTTCGGGAGTCATATTAGCGGATGATTTTTTGCCACCACGTTTGCCAATGCGAGAGCGATTAGTCCAGTCGTGGAGCCGCGTCGAGACCAGCCCTGCAAGCTCAATGGCAGCGTCGAAATCGTCTTCTGGTAGAATCATGGGATAATCAAAATGCATTACGGCTTTTGATAGACGTTTTTCCGTAGATTCTACCAACTCAATACTCCATCCATCGTCGTGCTGGAAGAGGGCAATCTGCCTCCCACCGCCACAGGCGTCTTGGAATCCTACTTTCATCCCCATGCGGACGAACCCATTAACCAACTCTCTAATCTTTTCTTCTGTTAGCATCTAACCTCCTCTCCGTCCTGCAATTGTCTCATTTGCGTTCGATAGAAAGCTCCTTGTCTTTGGCAGGTTTCACTATGACCGTCAGCATAAGTAATAACAATATCTTCGCCGCTGCGCTTCCAGGATACTTTGTGGCATCTAGCCGGTGTGGGCTGGGTGATGAAAATGCCAAAGTTCTTAGCTACGTCTTTTTGAATTCTTGAAAATGAGGTTTTCATTCGATTGTCCTTTCTAGGCAGGCTGGACGAGGGTTCGACTATTGACTTTCCTTAATTATTTGTTATAATGCGAAGTAGAAGATTACTTCTTGCTCGAGGTGGTCTTCTTTTTTAATCTGATGGTAATCTTAATTTCTTCGATTTCCATAAGAAGCTCCTTTCTTTTTGCCTGCCATCTTGTTAATTATATTCTCCCCTCGTCCTACTATTATTTTATCAAACCTATGTTAGATAGTCAATAGTTTTGTGAAGATTTTTGCATTTTTTGTGGAGTTTTCCACAGGTAACGCCTATTGACAAAACGCCACTGGTTTGCTACAATGAAAGTATAAGTTAGCGCTTACAGGCCCCGGATTCTCCTTTGGAGAAACGGGGCTTTTTGAGATTCAGGGAGCCCAAAATAGGTACAAATACGGTTAGACGTATTCGCGCTCGAAATACGTCTAACCGTAACTCCAGAAGCCGTGATGACGAGCGGTCGGGTTTTTGGTGCGATAATTATAATGGAGGTAATATGAGGAGAGAACAGGGCTCGAAACGTAACGTTAACGTTAGCCCAAAGGGCTTAAAAAATAACGTTAACGTTAACGTTTGGTCAAAGAGAAAAATCGCTAAGGACCGGGAAGAGCGTATCGTTAAGCGCCTGATTACGAAACTTGGACCGGAAGCGTTAAAAGACGAGGCATTCTGGCATAAGTCGGCGAAGTCCTTATCAGAAGACCAAATCGAAACTGGTTTAGAAATCGCCGAGCGTAAGAAGCCATATGGCATCGAACGAATCCGTTATCTTGGTGGCATATACGCGAATATGATGAGTCAGTAGTCGTTCAGCTACTCTCTCCACTAGGCAATAATAAGTTTAAACGGTGGGAGAGAGGGCGATATGCCGTACAGACTAGAAAAGTATACCCGCGTCGAGTATCCAATCTATCAGCAAATACTAAACTATTACCACTACTGCGATCATCGTCGTAATATGACCGAAGCCACGATGGAGGGGAAGACTACTGTGATTAATGATTTCGTGAAGAGCTCCAGGTTACAAGATTTATGCCAGATCGACAATCATATTATCGATTTGTGGGTGGACGAGATGAGGGCGAGAGACAATCAGCCGAGTACGGTGAATATGAGGCTCAAACACTTGATTGCGATGCTGAAATGGGAGCGGGACGATAACGTCCATATGGATAATTTGTCGATTGCGCGGATTTGCCTGCTCAAAGAGGCACCAGCGCGGAGGCAATGGTTCACGGCAGAATGTATCCAGGAAGTATTAGCATATGCGGATAGAAGAGAGTGGCTGATTATTAAAATCGCTTTCGACTGTGGTCTCCGTCTCAACGAGCTACGGAATCTGCAACTCAAGGATATTGAGGGCGATAAAATCTATTATACTGGCAAAGGGCGGAAAGCCAGAGATGGGGTTTTAAGCCCAGAGGTCATGATAAGGCTAGACGACTGGGTAAAGCGCAATCGAATCACCAAATATCTTTGGCCGAGCAGACGGTCGGCTGATAAACCGATTTGCGAGGTGGCATTTCGCAACGCTATCGAAAAGGTATTCTTAAGAGCAGGATATAACATGGTGCCGCACGATCTACGTAGGTCGTTTGCGGCAGACTTCCTGAAGCTAGGAGCGTCAGAGCGCGAAATCCAGCACGTCATGGGACACTCCTCAATTAAGACTACCGAACGCTACCTTGCAAGATTAGATGATAGCGAGGAGCGACGATTGTATGCGGTAAAATATTCACGGTCGACAGAGGCGCTACGATAAGCACGAACGGTATTGACAAAAGACTAAAGTTGCGCTAAGATAGAAGTATCAGAACATTCAAAAGCTAGTAACAAATGTCGTGGAAATAGGGGTGGATGTTCCCGCTACAAATGTAGTGACTTGTATAACTTATCCTTACGGACAAAAGCCAATGGTAACCGTACAATATTGGTGGCGCCGGTGGTACCGCTAGTAGCATTATATTGGTTTAGGAGATTATAGAAGCTTCCACTAACGTTATTATTCGCTGT